CAGCGTCAATGCTCCAATGGACAGCATGCGGTCGATCAGTGCATTGAGCTCCGTGTCCCGCTTCATCTCATGGAACACCGGCGGCAGGATCGCCCGGCGATTATAGAGGCTGTTGTCCCCCGTCCGGCTGAACGGCGCCTGATAGTCAGCGGCTAGGCGGATGCACCAGGCGAGCCATGCTTCATGCTCCGATGTGGCTCCGCGCGCGGACACGTCCTGTGGCGTCACGTCCTCCAGCAGGCCATTGGGCAGCCGAAGCAGCGTCTTTGGCTTACGCAGCGCTTCGGGCATGTTCGCCTTCAGGACGCCGCCCCTGAACAGCATGCCGCGTTCCGGGTGGATCCCCATCATCTTCATGCGCTTCTCATAGTCGTGCGCGTGCCAGAACCCCATGACAAGCCGCATGGCGTTGGGCAGCGCGGTCGAGCCGCGAATCGCCTCGCGCATGTCATCCAGCGTCTTGATCGGCTCCGCCCCCATCTTGCGGACGTGGTGCGTCACCACCAGCGCGGCCTTCAGCTCGCCGCAGATCGGCGCGACGGCCCGGACATATTCGCCGATGACCATGGCGCTGTTCTCTTCGCCGTGCAGCGTCGAATTGAGCGTGTCGATGATGACGGCCGTCACCTTGCCGCCACGTTCCTCTATGCCGCGCATCGCCGCGTACAGCTTGGCCCAGCGCTCGGAGGCTACGGGTTCCCGAGTAGCTGGGTGGCTACTGACCAGAGGGAAAGCGCCACCGAGATTATCGAGAGGGAGAGCAATGAGCCGATCGCCAGCCCGGCCACGAAGTCGCCCGTCAGGGTCGATCGCGTTCCACCGGATGTCGAGTTCTTCCGCATCGTCTTCTCCTGTCATGATGATGACGGTCCCGCCGTCGGCTTCGGGCAAGATACGCTGCCCCATCCATGTCAGCGCCTCGCCGTCCGTCCCGGCCGCCGCCAGCTTCAGCGCCAGATCCATGCACAGGAATGTCTTGCCGGCCCCGCCTTCGGCAACGATCATGTGGCGCTTGCCGGCGAACACGAGCCCGTCCACCAATATGCGTCGCGGCTTGGGCTCGGGAGAACTGCGCCGATGCACTGCCCAGGACAGAAGATCCTCAGTCGTGTCGATCTTCTCCATCGGCGTGACCGTGATCCCCTCGCCCGGCTTGGGGGCCTGCGTGATCTCGCCCTTGTGCTTGCGGTCGGTGTTCACGATCCCGGCCCACTCCGCCAGAAAGCGCTCGCGCGGCCAAGGTGGCACCATATGCGCCAGCATCCAGCCATGGGTCGCCTCGCACGCTTCTTGCAGGTCCATCAGCCCCAGGCGCACTTGCCGGATGTTGAAACCGGCGACGGATGAGAATTCGCCCCAGCGGTTGCGGTCTTCATCGCCGCCCTCATGGACGTCTCGCTGCATCGCCTCGATCGCATGGCTGCCATAGGCACGCCCGGCTCCACCGCTGAAGTCCATGCCGCTTGATCCGCCCAGGGGGGCGACAGTTTTTGTCACCCCCTCCATGACCGGCATCGCCTCTATGGCGTCGGATAGATCGTCGAGATGATATTCCTTCCCCCCAGGCGGCAAGAGAAGCCGCACCTGTCGCGCGTCGCCGCCCTTTGCATAGACGCTGCCCGGTATCCGGATGACCTGTGTCGCCCGGCCGAATGCCTGGTCCCCGCCACATCGCGCGGCCAGTTCCTTCCGCAGCGACGCGACGCGCTCGACTTCCTCGCACGGTTCGGACAGCAGCCAATAAGCATGGAATTTTTCAGCGCCATCGGGAGTGAGGCCGCCGCTGTAGACGCCGAATGTCCCATTGCCCAAGGCGCATTCTGCATACCTCAGTTTCTTCGGAACATCCCCGCTGTCCACATCCAATATGATCGCCGTCAGCGCAGCGATCCGCTCCAGCGTGACATCGTCCGCCTCGACGGCTTCCGGCTTCAGGATGGCAGGGACGGCGAAAGCGGCGATATGGTGCTGCGCCCAGCGCTGAAGATGCGTCTCGATCTGCTTGAAGGCGAAGGGGGAGCGCATGTCGATGAACTTGCGTTCGCGGAACTTGCCTTCCTGTGGCGTGCCCTTCTCGCCGATTCCCAGGATAGAGATATAGGGATTCTCTTCCCAATCGGCATGACGGAATACGGCATCGAACCACGCCTTCACCTGTCCCATATCGACCATATGGCCCCGCTCGACCAGCGGATACACTACATCTTGCGCATTCCCCTCATTTGCTGCTATTGGGGGCATCGTCATCGTCAACTACTCCTACGGAAAGGCCCGGACTTCGTCTCCCGGGCCTTTTTGTTTGCTCCTGTCGCCTGCCAAGGTCAACACAAGGCTACGCGGTCGGGATAGGCGCGGCCGATCGCCATCAGCAGCTTCGCGCTGCCCATGGCCGCCGACTGCGCGTTGAGCCTTTCCCAATTGTCGTTGTAGCCCGGATCATCCGGCGCCAGGCCGGAAGACAGGTTCGCTCCATCATACTTCTGCTTGGGCTTCCCCAGGGCGCGGGCACGGCGTACGAGCTGCTTGCCGATGCCCTTGGCGGATCGATGCGGCAGCATGGCCGCGAGCTGGTCGCCAGTGATCTCGCCCCTGACGGCCTGATCGACCATCGCCTTCTCTTCGTCTGTCCATAAGCTGTTGCATGCCATCGTCTTCGTCTCCTTACTGTTAATCTCCGATCCACTCGTAAAGATTGCTGTAGTGGGTGGCGTTGGTGGTCCACCCTCCGGCGTGATTGATCGTCACGGTGCGCGGCTGCCGGCCCGCGATCCGCACGACGCCCTTGCTGATGAGGCGCGGCATGGTGCGGGCAACCTGCGTGTTCTTGAAGCCCGTCGCCTCGACAATGTCCCGCAGCGTCACCTGCCGGCCGCACGTCGCGATGAAATCCGCGATCGGCTTCATGACCGTCTGGGGGTTCACATAGCTCTCGAAGTTCTGATAGCTGCCGGGCACGTCAAATATCCCACTTCGGCACAGGCAAAGAGCGGCAGTCGTAGAGCGAAAGCCGGAAACGCGAGCCATCCTTAAGACGATAATATCCGCCGCCGCCTTTCTGAGCGCTGCCATAGACGACAGGCGATTTTTCATTCGCCGCTGCGAAGGCTTTGGCTCTGTCGGTCAATGGCAAAGAGCCACCGGATCCGGGGCAGAGAGCCGCGTCGTGCCACGGTTCGTCATCGATCTGGCCGCAACTGATGCACCGCACGGTGCCGTCCCTAACCTCTTCCGGGTAGGGAATGAATTTTCGGTATGTCTTGCGACCGATTTGGATTCGCTCATTGCTCATTATTTGTCTCCCCAATTCCATGGCTTCACCTCGCCAGTCGGCGCCGCCTCTGGCGCATCCAGGTTCCAGCAGCGGCGGGCGTAATCGCAGAACTTGCATCGGAAGTCTGTCGGCTCTTTTCCGATTCGCGTCAGTTCGTCCGCTGCCAAAGACGACACGACGCGCGCGCCGCGATCTGATGCGGCCTGCGCCGCGGCTGCGTCGAAGGGCACGAGTTCGGCGTAGATCTCGCCGCTGTTGGCGTTGAGCGCGGTGAAGAGCCCTGGGTTGTCGGTCAGGCCCAGATACGTCATGTAGAGCTGCATCTGCGCATAATAGACCGGTTTTGACGCCTTGACGCCCTTGCGGACCGTGTCCTTCCAGCTCTTGTCGCCCAGGCACTTCATTTCCCAGAGCGCCGGGAGTTCCATGCCGAGATGATCAGGCGCCGCCGTGATCACGCCATCGCAGTGGCCGCTGATCCTGTAGCATTGACGTTCCTCGCTCCATGCTATCGCGAAGCCGAACTGCTTCCCATCCGGCCGCTCTGTCAGCAGCGTGAAGCCAGCGGTGCGGAGATAATCGGCCATCCTGGTTTCAGCGTCATGCCCTCGATCGAACACACGCAGGATCTTGCCCGGAAAGTGCTTGCCTTCGTCTTTGGGGACGCGATGATATTCATAGGCCAGAAGACGGGAGCATTCCTCCCCCAACCGGCTTGCGCCCAGATAATTGCGCGGCGTCTCCGCCTGCTGCTTCGCCTCCATGGCGGCGTCTATGTGCGCCTCAAAAGCGGCCGAGAACGCCGCATGGGGCGACGGTGTGAAGTCCATGGTCACTGCCCCTCCCCATCCCGCCCGAGGGCTGGCAACGTGTCAACGAAGTTTCCCCAAAGCCCGCGTTCCACGATGAAGCCGTCGCGCCCAACAAGCAACATCCTCAACCGCGCTACTTCCGCGTCCAACTCAGCCACCCTGCTCGCCTGGGCGGAAAGGGCTTGGCGTGCAGCTTCCTCGCGAACGCCAGCGACAGCCAGT